AATAGATTCTACCGCATCTTATTCTGCTCCAAATTTAGTATTAACTGCTCTTAACTCAAATGGATTAGCAGGTAATTCATATTATTATATTTCTGGAAGTACAACAACATATTTTTCTGGAGGTTCAAACACTGAAGTATTTGCTTTAGAGACATTATCTGAAGGTGAAATCATGAACAGTTCAGGTTCATTATATGCTAATGGAACTTTAGAAAACGGAACAGCAGATAATCTAAGATGGCAAATTGTTTCACCAAACGTAAACAACGGAACATTTACCTTACTTATTCGTCAAGGTAATGATTCAACCAATTCCCCATCTATTTTAGAAACATGGTCAAATTTATCACTTGATCCATTTGCCTCAAACTACATAGAAAGAGTAATAGGAAACCAATACGAACAAGTTCAACAAGATAATGGCGAATACTATGTTCAACTAAATGGAGAATATAGAAACCAATCTCGATATGTTCGTATTAAACAAGTTAATTTAACCACCCCAAATTATTTTGACAATACAGGTAACCCAAAACCACAATATACTGGTTCTTTACCTACAGCCTCTTTAGGTGTATTTGGTGGAGCTGAAGGTAAAAATGTTGCCCCAAGTGGTGCATATTATGAAAATATTTCAGATTTAAATATTCAAGGCCTACAAGCAAGTGCCTATACAGAATCTATTTCATTGTTAGCTAACCAAGATGCTTACCAATACAATTTGATTACAGCACCTGGTTTAATTGCAGATGGTACAAATTTCCCATCACATGCCTCCGCTGTATCGCAATTACTTAGTGTAGTGCAAAGTAGAGGAGATTCAATGACCATACTTGATTTAGTAGGATATGGCTCAAACATTTTACCTGTTACAACAAATGCAATAACATATGATACTTCATATGCTGCTGCTTATTGGCCTTGGGTTCAAACAATTGACCCAAACTCGGGAAGACAAGTTTGGGTACCTGCCTCTGTTATGATACCTGGGGTATATGCATTTAATGATAGTGTAGCAGAACCTTGGTTTGCTCCTGCTGGAACTAACCGTGGAGTAATGTCTACTGTTATTAGGGCAGAACGTTACCTAACTCAAGGAAATAGAGATTTATTATATGAAAGTAATGTTAACTCAATTGCAACTTTTCCTAATACAGGAGTAACAGTATTTGGTCAAAAGACATTGCAAAAGAAATCAAGTGCTCTTGATCGTGTGAATGTAAGAAGATTACTTATTGAGTTGAAAAATTATATTTCACAAGTAGCAGATACTTTAGTATTTGAACAAAACACAGTAACTACAAGAAATAATTTCTTAGCTCAAGTAAACCCATATTTGGCTTCTGTTCAACAAAGAGAAGGTTTAACAGCATTTAAAGTAGTAATGGATGAATCAAATAATACTCCTACTACAATAGACAACAACCAGCTGATAGGACAAATATATTTACAACCAACAAGAACAGCAGAATTTATTCTATTAGACTTTAACATACTTCCCACAGGAGCTACTTTTCCTGCTTAATAATGGATTTTAACAAGAAAATTAATATTTATAATAAAAAAATAAAATGGCAAATTTTTCAATTTCCCCAGGGGTAACAATAAGTGAAATAGACAACACGTTTTTAACAGGCCAACCAGTACAAGCTGGTGCAGCTATTATAGGCCCTACAGTTAAAGGACCTGTAAATGTTCCTACATTAGTTACATCATATTCTGATTATCAAAATTATTTTGGTGATACATTTACAAGTGGTGGTTTAGCTAATTCTTATTTTACTTCATTGGCAGCTTACAATTATTTTAATTATGGTGGTACTTCATTGCTTGTAACACGTGTAGTTAGTGGTTCTTATACCTCTGCAACTTCATCTATAGTAACAAATGATATTTTATATGTTACTGGAGGATATGTAGATCCTGGATATGTAGGTGATAATATTTTTGAACTTGAAACCATTTCTGAAGGTGTAATCATGAACAATAATATTACAGGAAGTGCAGGTGCATTACTTTCAGGAACTAAAGATAATGTAAGATTTGAAATCATCACCCCAAACACATCTTCAGGTACATTTACAGTATTGATAAGAAGAGGAGATGATAGAACAAACAAGAAAATAATCCTTGAAACATGGAACAACGTAAGTTTAGATCCATATTCATCTCGTTATATTGCTAAAGTAATTGGTGATCAAAAACTCGTATATGATCAAGCAAACGAACAAATTGATGTAACTGGTGAATATCCAAACCAATCACGTTACGTTCGTGTCGCCGCAGTTAATAACCCAACACCATTCTATTTAGACGCAAACGGACAACCAAAATCCCAATACACTGGTTCTATTCCTGTTGCCCAAAATGGTTTATTTGGAGGTGCTACAGGAGATGTAATTGGTGGAGCAAATTTATACGAAAATATTACAGCAGGTAATACACAAGGTGTTAGCCCATCTGATTATGATGATGCAATTACAATCCTAAAAAATAGAGATGCATACCAATTTAATGTATTATTTACTCCTGGTTTAACGAATGATTTACATACATCACAAATTTCAGAAATTATTCAAAACACACAAGATAGAGGAGATAATTTATTTGTGATGGATTTAGTTACATATGGAGAAGGAGTACAAAGTGTAATTGGACAAGCAAATTCAAGAGATACTTCATATGCTGCTTCATATTATCCATGGGTTAGAGTACAAGACCCAGCTACAGGAAGACAAATTTGGGCCCCTGCCTCAACAGTAATTCCAGGTGTATATGCATTTAACGATAAAGTAGCTGCTCCTTGGTTTGCTCCAGCAGGTATTAACAGAGGTGGATTAAACACAGTAATTCGCGCTCAATATAAATTGACTCAAGCAAATAAAGACGATTTATATGAATCTAATGTTAACCCATTAGCATCACTACCAAAAGAAGGAGTAGTTGTATTTGGACAAAAAACATTACAAAAAGAAGCATCTGCTTTAGATAGAGTAAATGTAAGACGTTTGATGATTGAATTGAAAAATTACATTCGCCAAATCGCTGACACTGTAGTATTTGAACAAAATACAGCGGCTACAAGAAATTCATTTATCGCTAAAGTAACACCATATTTACAAATCATCCAACAAAAACAAGGTTTGTATGCATTTAAAGTAATAATGGATGATACAAACAATGGACCAGATGTAATAGATAGAAACCAATTAATCGGACAGATTTATGTACAACCAACACGTACAGCTGAATTTATATCTTTAGATTTTATCTTGTTACCAACTGGAGCACAATTCCCAGTTTAAAAAATTGAGAATATAATATTTATAATAAAACAAATTAATATAACGTAAAATGGCAATTTTAAATCCTAACGAAATTTTTTACACAGCGTTTGAACCTAGACTAACAAACCGTTTTATCCTTTATATGGATGGTATCCCATCATATTTGGTAAAAGGAATGTCTGCAATTTCATTGTCTCAAACAGCAGTTGCTCTTAACCACATTAACGTTCAACGTTATGTAAAAGGAAAAACCATTTGGAATATAGTTACTTTTACACTTTATGAAGCAATCACTCCTGCAGGTTCACAAACAGTAATGGAATGGGTTCGTTTAGGACATGAATCAGTAACAGGTAGAGATGGTTACTCTGATTTCTATAAAAAAGACATTACATTCAATGGTTTAGGTCCAGTAGGTGATATTGTTAATGAATGGGTAATTAAAGGAGCTGTTATTACAAGCGTTAACTTTGGAGACTATAACTGGGATGATGATGGAACAGCCGTAAACATTACAGTTGAAGTCCAACCAGATTACTGTATCTTGAACTACTAATTAAAAAACACAATCCGACGTATATTTAAGCCTCAACTTTTGTTGGGGCTTTTATTTTTCCTTGGATATTCCAATATTTATTAGTATAATATTGACCATGAAATTAAATAATTTACGTACTCTAGTTAAAGAAGAACTTAAACGCAAGTTAAACGAGGAATACCAAGACAAATACAAAATGGTAGGAACATTAGTTTCAAATATCGAATCTAGACCCCAAAAAGAAATTTATTCAGATATTCGCTCAATTACAGGAATTTCTGTTTTATCTTCAAAAGAACCACTTGAATACAGCGAACAAGACACTACAAGATTCCAATCAGTAATTACAATAAAAGTTGATGGTTATCCTTGGATTACAAAAGGAGGATTTGACAGAACAAAAATGCAAGAAATAGCAGCCCAAGTTAGAAAAGTACCAGGAGTAGTATCTTTTAATGTAGCAGAGGATAATATTTCTGCTCTTTAATATATGTATATAAGACAAATAAAGTTATAATAAATAAAAATTATGGAAGAAAATTTTAAGTTACCAACGGAAACCATTGAACTACCCTCAAAAGGTTTATTGTACTCTGAAGAATCTGAATTAGCTAAAGGTACAATTGAAATGAAATACATGACCGCTAAGGAAGAAGATATCCTTACAAACCAATCATATATTAAAAACGGTACTGTATTAGATAAACTTTTAAAATCCTTAATTGTTTCCCCTATCAATTACGATGATCTTTTAATTGGAGATAAAAATGCAATTATGGTTGCAGCCCGTATTTTAGGATACGGCTCAGAATATTCATTTGACTATTTAGGTGAACCGCATACAGTTGATTTATCCCAAGTAGAAAATAAAGAATTAAAAGAGGAATTATTTAAAAACCGTGTAAACGAATTCACATTCCAGCTTCCAAAATCAAAAAATACAGTTACTTTTAAACTTTTAACCCATAAAGACGAACAAAACATAAATCGTGAGTTAGAAGGACTTAAAAAAATCAACAAAGATGCTTCCCCTGAACTTTCTACTCGCTTAAAATACCTTATTACTTCAGTGGAGGGAAGCAGAGAAACTAAAGATATTCGAGAGTTTGTTGATAATTACCTCCTAGCCCAAGATTCCAGAGCTCTAAGAGAATACATTAGAGAAGTTCAACCAGATGTTGATCTAACTTTTTTTCCCGACGGGAGTTCAAATCGAATCAGTATCCCAGTTGGGGTTAACTTTTTTTGGCCTGACATTTGATACAGCCACTGAAACAAGAGCAGCTATATTTAAACAAATACATCAAATTGTTTTTCATGGTAAAGGAGGATATGATTGGCATACTGTTTACAATATGCCAATCTGGCTTCGACGTTTTACTTTTATTGAAATTCAAAAATTCTATCAAGAAGAAAAAGATGCAGTCGAAAACCAAGGAAAATCAGGCTCTAAAACTGTAGTTGGAGCTGATGGAAAAATTAAAGCCCCAGAATATCTTTCCCAAGCTAAAAAACC